TAGCTAGATGCGCCAACGATATTGTCTATTTTGCAGAGAAGTATGCGGTGGTAATGACAGATGAGGGTATTCAACAGGTAAAGCTGAGAGATTATCAGGTAGATATGTTGAGGAATTTCCAAAAAGATAGATTTAATATTGTATTAGCATCTCGTCAGATGGGTAAAACAGTAACTGCATCTATTTTTAATGCATGGTACTTGACATTTAATATGGATAAGAACACTCTGTTACTTGCCAACAAATCTGATTCAACAAAAGAAATTATTGATAAAGCCAAAACAGTAATTGAGAACTTACCGTTCTTTATGAAACCTGGTATTATCAAATATGATGTGATGAATGTAAGATGTGATAATGGTTGTCGACTAATAGGACAGTCTACCACGGCAAAATCCGGTATTGGTTTTACAATCCATAATCTATACCTAGATGAGTTTGCCCACGTCCATCCATCGATAGCAGACTCTTTCTATGAGAACGTATATCCTACGTTGTCCTCGTCGAAAGTCTCAAGAATAACAATTACATCTACGCCAAATGGATTTAATAAGTTCTATCAAATCTATGCTGCGGCAGAACGTGGTGATAATGAATACTTAGGGACAAGAATTGACTGGTGGCAACACCCAGATAGAGATGAGGCTTGGTATGAAAGAGAATTAGCGAACTTAGGTTCAATTGAAGCATTTAATAAACAATATGGAAATGAGTTCGTCAGCTCATCTAACCTCCTATTAGACCCAGTCGATATGAAGAAGATGAGAAAGAGAATGAAGCCCTATGTTTATCATGACTTTGATGAATTTGATTATATTTCAATTGATACAAAAGGTTTCTTAGAATGGGATCCAGACTTTGATATTGATACATGTAAGGACCCAGAAAACTTTTGGGTATTCTCTGTAGATATTGCAGAAGGTAATGGTGGTGACTCATCGGTAATTAATGTCTTTCAGGTTAATCCAATGAACACAGAAGAAATTAAGAACGTTATTAATCCTGGTGCGATGTATGACTTTTTTAAATTTACACAAGTAGCTAGATTTAGATCAAACGAACATGTGATTGAAGATTTTGCAAAAGTACTATATACTTTAGCAGTAGATGTATTTTATCCAGAAAACGTAAAGATGATCGTGGAGTATAATACTTATGGTACAGTTCTATTCCAATATCTAAGAAGTATATTTCCACAAAGAAATGACTTTGATGATGAGATGATAGTTAAATTTAAACACCGACATGATGGAAGGTCATTAAAACCAGGTATTAAACTAAAATCTGACAATAAAGCTATCTTCTGCCAGAATTTCGCAAAATTGTATAAGATAAATAGATTAGATTTAACTGATGAAGTTACAGTGACGGAAGCTAGTCTTTTTGGTACTTTACCAAATGGAAGTTATGGAGCCCAAATGGGCAATGATGACGTGATAATGACTTGCATCACTGCAACCGAATTTTTTAATACAACAGACTATGCAGACTTTGTGGAAGAGATCTTAGATTTCATAGACCCTGAGCTCCATGACGAGATGGAAGCGATACTATTTAAAGATAGTGATCAGCAGGGTGATTTACAATATGATATTTATGACCTATTGAAATAAATTTGCAGAAAGACAAGGATATATAATAAAAGAATAAAAAATAATAACTAAAAGATTATGGCATTAAGTCCTCAATTATTACAGTTCAAAAGCTCGGGCGTATATCGCTTAGAGTTTGACAAGTCACAGACTGTTAACATCCCTGCAGAAACTATTAGACTAGTTGTAGGTAGATCTAAAAAGGGTCCTTACAATACTCCAGTATTAGTAGAAGATGTAGAACAATTCAAGCAAGTTTTCGGTGGTGTAGACAAGTCGTTAGAAAAGAAAGGAATGTTCTTCCACAGATCAGCTATCGAGGCTTTATCTAGAGGTCCTATTCTAGCATTAAACTTAACTGGTGCAGATACTGCTGATAGAGTATCAATTTTCTCTCCAGCAACTAACTCATCACAAGAAGGTTTATCAGCTAATTCATTACAAGCATCAAATGCTGCTTCAAAGCAATTTAATGCTGTATTTGATACAGACAAGTTTTGGAATCCTTCAGATGAAAAACTTTTATCTGCTGCTGCAGAAGACACAAACCACGCAATCTCATTTGTTAATATCAAACAAGATCCAATCACAGTTATCATTAGACAAGCTGGAGATGTTAGAGGTTTTGAATTAACAGCAAGAGAATGGTATGGTGAATCAAATATTCCAGAAGGTATTGATGCAGATGAGTACGTATCAGATTACCTAGTAGATGTATTTGTATTTAAAGGCAAGTTTGACGCTGCTGAATTAAATAACGATCCAAACTACGGAAACTACTTTACTCAAGACGGGTTATTAAAATCAGAATTCGCTAAGTTTGCTGGTTTAAGAGAAGTAACTCTGTTAGCACAATATAATGGTGTATCATTAATTCCTGAATTTATTGATGCAGAAGGTAACCAAATGTATATCGAGACTCTAATTAATATGGAGGCTAGAAGAACTGGTTTATTCTGTGCAGTACAAGAAGATGCACTTCCACAAATTGATCTAGTAGGTAACAACTTTGACATCTACCAAGATTATGAGATTCTTTCTCATAAAGTGAAGCAAGTAGCTGCAGAATCTATCGTAGATTTAACAGCACAGGCTGGTATCGTATCAGTTGCTGGTTCAACATTAACCATCCAAGGTAACGATCCTGCTTTAAGTGCAGCTAACTTATCCTCTTTACATGGTATTACAGATTCTAAATACTTAGAAGCTTATGTTGGAGGTGAATATGTTAAGATCGAAAGTATCACTAATACTGGTTCGGGTGCAAATGGTGAAGGTCAAGTAACAATCGTTGCTTCTGGTGCTATTTCAAAATCTTATGAAAAATATAATCCAGGTACTCCAGCTCCATGGGCATCTAACGCTAACTTTATTGTTAATGAAGATGGTAATATTGTAGTTGATGCAACACCAACATCTTACGAATCAATTGTAGTTGGTAACTTCTTAGAATCAGTTAACGCTGGTGAGTATGTTGCTATCTCAAATGTTTCTGTAGAAGATGGTGAATTAACAATCTCATGTGCAGGTGGACTTTCATTTAGTACTCAATACGGTGGTGTTGGTAATTCATTAACAGCTTTCTTTGCGGGTATTAATACATCATTTGATGTATGGACGTTAACTCCAAATGCAAGAGCAGAAATGTTCCCAACATTATCAGAAGGATGGACATTTACTGATAACGGTGCAGGTATCTTCACATTATCAGGTTCAAATGATGCAACTTGGAATTCAGATATTAAAGTAGGCATGTATGTACCAGGTGACGGTGGTAAACTATCTAGAATTAAAAAGATCGTTAAAACTGTTGTTAACGGAACTACTTACTACAGATTTGAAACACATAGAGCAGTTTCTTCAAGACCATCATACTCTCTTAAGAGATATGAGGATGCAGGTGGATTCTATAAGACATTCCCATTAGAAGGAGCAACTCAAACTGCAAAAAGTATTGCAGAATTACTATCAGCAATTAAGCCAGGTACTGGTTTAGGTAACGCTTTAGTAGATAAAGATAATATTACATTTAGATATGTAGTTGATACATTCGGTTCATTAGAGAACGGTGGAATCTTAAACAAAGAAGAATTATCATTCTTATGTAAAGAAAGACAGAACGCTTCTGCAATTCTTAACGCACCAATGGTGAAAGAATTAAAAGCTTCTACAAACCCATCATTCTTAAATGCTATCACTGGTGCATTTGACGTGAATAACGTTGCAACAGGAGGTAACTTAGAGTTAAACCCAACAGCTCTTTACACATTACCATCGATCAATGAAGGTGCAAACTATGCATTCTACTACGGTCCTGGTCTTAACGTAATTGAGAACGGTAGAACTAAAGTTATTCCACCAGCAGCTTACGTATCAAATAACTATATTGACAAATATTTAGATGCATTACCATGGTCAATCATCGCAGGCCCAAGAAGAGGTGTTGTAGGTGGAACAGGTGTTCAATCTTTAGAATTCTCATTCGATAAGAATGATAGAGATGTACTTGAACCATTTGGTTACAACCCAATCGTATTTGAAAGAGGCGTTGGTTTAACAATCAAAGGTAATAAAACTGCACAGCAAGGAATTCAATCAGCCTTATCTTCAGCACACGTAAGAGAAGTTCTTATCTATATTGAAGATGGTTTAGCTGAAATTCTTAAAAACTATCTATTCGAGTTTAATACAGCTCAAACTAGATTAGAAATCAAAACTTTAGCTGATAACTTTATGGAATCAGTTAAGAAAGATGGTGGTGTATACGACTACAAGAACATCATGGACACTTCAAACAACACAACTGAGGTGATCGATAACAACATGGGTATTCTTGATACATTCGTTGAACCAGTTAAAGGTCTTGAGATTCTAGTATCTAGGGTAACTGTATTAAATACAGGAGAGATCGCAACAGGTAACTTTGCATAATAAAATAACGATATATAAATAAAATAAGAAATAAAAGATATGGCTTTACCACATTATTCAGAGGACCAAACTCAAAAGAAAGGTAGGAATTTCGAACCAGTACAAGGTAACCTATTTGAGGTAACATTATTACCTCCAGCAGGTGTTACTGGCGCAGAGATGCTCTTACAGCAAGTTAATACAATCACTGGTTTAGACGGACTTAGTGTTGAATTAGCTGCAGTTCCACAAAAATATAAATTTGCAGAAAGAAATTTCGCAGGTATGCCTGGGACTACATCGCTAGACATTACGATTAATTTCTCTCTAAACCTAAACGATTCGAATCAGGCTTACATATACAAAACATTAAGACAATGGTACAGAGCAGCTTACAATCCTGAAACTGGCGAAATGGGTCTTAAGAAGAATTATGTAGGTACTATTGTTGTTGTACAATTCAATAGAGAAGGTGACATTTACAGAAAAGTAACTTTAGATGACTGTTTCATTACATCAGGTGTAAACTTAAACGCAGATCTAAATTACGAAACTCAAGATGCAGTATCAATGGATGTAACTTGGAAGTGTGATACTTACTCAGAAGAATTAGCGTAATTTAATAGAATTAAATCATAAAGAACGTGTCTAAACAACACGTTCTTTTTTTAACTTTGAAAAACATAATATAATATCCTAATAATAAGAGATTATGAGTGATAAACTAACAAAAAAACTACAGGTTCTATTGACCGAGGACGAGGTCCGAGAAGTTAATAGGGTTATTTTAAATGACGCCCTGGATCAGGAAAGACGTCCTGTATCTGTAAGTGCATTTATCAGATCCCTTATACAATTAGAACTTGATAGGAGAACTGTAGAGCAGAGATCCTACATTAAACAAAATCTTAAAAACTTAAAAAGTAAATAAAAATGAGCGAAGACAAAAACAAATTGACTCCGGAAGAGCAAAAGATGGCAAAAGCACTAGAGACTAAAGATGCTATTAACAATCCTAAGGTTGAATCTACTGATGAACAGGCTTCAAATATTGAAGACGCGATTACAGAAGGCGGTTTAGGCAAAGTTAATATGGGTAATTTTACACCAGAAAAAGCACAATCTACTGATTCTGCTTTAGGATGGCATGTATTAGATTTAACTACATTACCATCTCAGGGTAAATTTTATCCTGCTAATGCTGTAATTAAAATTAGATCTGCAAAGGCTGCAGAAATTAGACACTTTTCAACTATGGATGAAAATAATTACATCGATATGGAAGAAAAGTTAAATTCTATTGTTGAAACTTGTATGCAGATAACTGCAGATAAGAAAAGACTTTCTTGGAAAGATCTTTTAGAAGAGGATAGAATTGTTGTTTTATTAAGTATTAGAGATCTTACCTTTCCTGAGCCAGAAAACAAATTAGTTTTAAAAGGTAAAACTGAAAAAACTAAAAAACAAGTTGACGTTGAATTAGCTGTTAAGAATTTAGTTCCAAGTGAAATTGATGAAGAAATCGAAAGATATTATTCTGAAAAAGAAAGAACTTATGTAATCAAAACACGTTCTGCTGGTGAAGTTAGAATGAAACCACCTACAATTGGTGTTATGCAAGAGATTACTTCATATCTTAAAGATAGACAAGAAAAAGATCAAGATTTTGATAGAGCATTTATTCAGGTATTGCCTTATATGCAACCAGATTGGAGAACTTTAGGTTTAAGTAAGATTTTCCAACACGAAGTTGACTATAAAGCATGGGATGAGAAAAAGTTCATGGTAATCTATAGATTAGCTGAAAGAATGAAAATTGGTGTATCTACTACACTAGAAACTACCTTTGAAGGAGAGTTGGTGAAAGCCCCTCTTGAGTTCCCAGGTGGCATCAAAAGTCTTTTCATTATTTCAGATCTCGCTGGAGAATTACTTTAAGACAAAGTTCTACCTGGGTATTCATCTTAGGATGCAACCGAGCGAGATTGAAAATATGTATTACTACGAATTTTGGTACTACGTTAAGAATCTTTCGGAATACATCAAGAATAAGAATAAACAGCAAGGGGAGCAACAAGAACAACAGGCGAATCAGATGTCATCAATGAAATCTCAATATAAAACGCCTAAGATGCCAAGCACCCCATCTCTCAAGTCTCCATCTATTAAGATGCCGAAGTTGTAGAGATATATAATATAGTAATAAGGAGCACCACTTTTTACAGTGGTGTTCTTATATACTAAAAAATAATCAGCGGTACTTATACATGGCTCAAAATTTCATGAAATCATTAGCTGGCGCCTTCGACAAGTTAGGTAGCCAGGGCAATGTTCTAGGTCAAATAGCAGTTAATACTGAAAATACTGCAGTATCATTAGCAGTAGGTGGCGAATTCTATGATAGAATGGATGCCATGGCCACTGCCATTGAAGATATTAGAGACGGAAAAGGTGGTAAAAAAGGTATGGGCTCTCTTGCTAATTCAATGGCAATTGCACTCATAGCACCTGCCATGGAGCCGCTTGGTACTGGTTTGCAATTTGTTGTAGACGCTATAAATAATCTAGACGATACCGGAGAAGAAGTTAAAGCCAAAATGGAAGGCTTAGCATCAGGTTTTACTCTACTAGGAGATGTTGGTAAATCAATACTAAAGTTTGCTGGATATATGGTATTAGCCGCCCCATTATTAATGGTGGCAGTAATAGGTACTCCACTCATAGCACTTACATTAAGAGCACTTGTAGCAGGTATTAATTTTGGTACTAAGAATTTAGATCAAGAAAAGCTAGAGAAGGTTAAAATGATGGGAGATGTCGGTAAATCAATACTGATGTTAGCAGCTACTTTAGCATTAACTACTTTAATTTCAAAATCTGCACTTGAGGGAGCTTTAGTAAGTGTTCTATTAATAGGTACTATTGCATTAATTGCATATTTAGTTCCAGACAAAGTATTAGATAAAATGCAAACCATGGGTAATGCCATTCTAGATGTTGCATTAGGTCTATTAGCATTATCAGTTACATTTGCACTAGTTAGTATAATTGCAGGTCCTGCGATTAAAGGTGCTATCTTATCAATATTTGTAATTGGTGCAATTGCATTAGCATTTTATGTATTAGAAAAGTTTGGTGTTGTAGATAACATGGAAAAAGCCGGTAAAGGGCTTATGTTTGCTGGTCTATCAATTTTAGCATTAGGTGTTTCTTTAGCTCTATTCCAAGTACTTATGCCAAATATTGGAACAGTATTAATGGTTATGGGTACTGTAATAGGAATTGGACTTGCATTTGCATTAATCGGCATTGCTGGAGATTATATTGAATCAGGAGCTAAATCAATGCTATGGGTTTCTTTATCCATTATCGTATTAGGTCTTTCACTCCTATTCTTTGGTAAAATAATTGGCAATATTACTGGTGAAGAGGCTGCTAAAAGTTTAGGAGCACTCTTAGTAATAGGTCTATTAGCAGCTGCGTTTGCATTAATTGGCGTTGGTGAATCATTTATTAAGAAAGGAGCTATCGCGATGATACTTGTCGGAGCATCCTTAATAGTCATAGGAATAGGTTTTAAAATTATTACAGCAGCATTAGGTTCAAATCCTTGGCCAATGATTGGCGCTACAATGGCCCTGATTGGAGGTCTAGGTGTAGTCTTTGGTATTGCAGGCGCAGGACCAATTCCAGCGTTTATTGCATTAGGAGCAGGAGCAATGATAGTTGCAGGTGTTGCTTTACTAGCAGTAGGAGCGGGTATTGCTGTTATATCTAAAGTTTTATCTGGTGGTAATATTGATAAACTAACCGATGAAAAGACTGGTTTAGTACCCGTCTTTAAAGCAATTGGTGAAGCATTTGTTATGTGGCCGTGGACAGCAGCAGGTATCTTATTAGGTTCAGGCGCAATGGTTGCAGCAGGTGTTGCTTTAATGACAGTTGGTCTTGGTCTTAAAAGATTTGCTAAACTACAAAATGATGGACTTGATTTACCAGAACTAGGTAAAAATATCTCGTTAATGTTAGGTACATTAGCAGTACCATTCCATAAAATTGGTGCTGGTGAAGAGATGGAAGTTCTAGGCGCAGACGGCACAATTACTAAAGTTAAATTTGGAGGTGGCGGTGGCGGCTTATTTGGCTTAGGTAAAAAGAATACAGTTGCAATAGGTGTTGCATCAACCATGAATATGGGTAGGGCACTTACAGGTATTGCTAAAGGTGTTCAGGCTATGGCCAATCTTAGATTCCCAATTGGCTTTGATAAAGAAGGTAACCCAACAAAATTTGAGACTATTGGTGGTGATGCATTCAAGAAAGTAATTACTAATACAATGATGATGGTTGGTTCACTTGCAGTTCCTTTCGCTAAGATTGGAATGGGTGGTGAACAAGAAATTATTGGCCCGGATGGTAATAAAATGAAGGTTGATTTTGGTAAACCAAGTTCAGGCGGTCTATTAGGCTTCTTAGCAGGTGGCGGTGCTGTTCAACAAGGTATTGAATCTGTAATGAATATGGGACAAGCCTTAAGTAATATTGCAGGTGGTGTACAAGATATGGCATTGCTTAAATTCCCAACTGGTTTTGATAAAGAAGGTAAAGCTACAGGCTTTAGACAATTTAGCGTAGACGATGCTAAAGCAGTTGCTGATAATACTCAAATGTTAGTTGGTTCACTTTCCGGTACTTTTGCACAAATTGGTTCTAATCCAGATGCAAATGACGGTTCATGGTGGGGTGGTAAATCTACTATTGAAAAAGGTATTGCAATTGTAACAGGTATTGGTGAGCCTCTATTAAACCTAGCGAAAGGTGTAGAAGCTATGGCCAAGTTAAAGTTCCCTATTTACGATAAAGACGGTAAAATTACTGGTTATCAGACTATTGGAAATACAGAAGGTCTAAAAGCAAAGATAAAAACCAATACTCAAATGTTAATCGAGGCTCTAACAGATACTCTTATGGCAATTGGTGGTGGCAAGGCTAAAACATCATCATGGTGGCAAGGCGAAACCACTTTTGAAAAGGGTATTGAAATTGTTAGTATGATTGGCGAGCCATATAAGAAATTAGGTGAATCTGTAAAAACCATTATTGAAATAGTAGGTAAGATGGACTCTAAAGCGTTTGCTGGTAAAATGGCAGATATTATTGGAGTATTTACTAATCCAGACGAGGGGACAGATGCGCAAACTATTAAAGAACAAAGATGGATGATTTCTGCTGTTGGAAATACTTTTGAGAAAATGGGTAATTCCGTTCCAGGTATTATATCAGCAATTAATACATTCGATCCAGAAAAAGGTAAATTGTTCTTTGGAGCATTTGTAGGTCCAGTTGATGAAAAATCTAGAGCAGAGGGTTATGCTAAACAGGCTACGTTATGGGCTACAATTGGTGCTAATACTGTTAGAATGGGAGATTCAATGCCAGAGATTAGTGGTGCAATTAATGCGATGGATCTTGATAAACTTGTTGAGACTAGAAAAATGTTTGAAGCACTTGGTGTACTTTCAGAAGGTGGAGAACCAACTGATATACTTGCTGCAATGGGAGAATCTCTTGAAGAGGCTCTACAAAATCTAGCAGATATGTTAAGTGAATTTAAAACTACAGTAGGTGATGGTATGACTGCAACTGCAGATTCTGGTAATGCAATATCTAACGCAATGGGTAGTCTTAAATCAGCATTTACTGGCGGTGGTTCAAGTTCTTCTGGTGGAGATAACTCTGGAGTAATATCTGCAATTAAACAACTTAATAAGGCACTTACTTCAAGTGGTGTTAAAATTAAGAATATCGACGCATTAGCTTAGAAACTTTTACTAAATATCAGATATAAGTCATAAATTACATTTTATGATTACCAACATCACATCACATTACGACAGTTCTACACTGACATCAGCTGAGTATAATTACAAAACTAAAACACTAATTGTAAATTTTAATCATGCAAGCTACTTATATAACGGCGTTAGTCGTTCTGATTTCGAGTCTTTTAATAATGCTGAAAGTCAAGGTAAAGCACTAAACGAATTTATTAAAGGTAAATACGATTATGATAAATTAGTTGATGAGAATAGTACAACAGAAGCTAAATGGAATAAAGTACCTGTAAGTTATTTGGAGCAATTGCCACCAGATGATTATCAATTAGATAATTAATATGAAAAGATTAAAACAAATTTGGACCTATATGAAATGGCTAGAAGAGCAGAGAATGAAGGCTGCTATCTATTCATGTAGTGCAGGACCTTTAATGTAAATATAGGAGAAGTGGCAGAGTGGTCGAATGCACCAGTCTTGAAAACTGGCGATCTTCACGGATCCGGGGGTTCGAATCCCTCCTTCTCCGCAAAATTAAAATTATGATAACATTTAACGATTTAAAATTTAAGAAACATCCAAACGGAAGAGGATGGGCAGGATGGTATACATTTGAAAATGGATATAGACTCTCTGTGGTATGTGGTGAGATGGCATACTGTACTCCTAAATTATACTTAAAATTAATTGAAGAATATGAATCATTTGAAATTGCAATTTTAGATAATAATAATGAATGGGCTACTAAAGAAATTCTACCAGGTGCAGAAGACGATGTAGTAGGATGGTTAAGCCCTGATAATATTTCTGAAATTATGAATGCTATTAATGCACATAAAGTAAATATATAAAATATGACAAAGGCAAGCATTGTACAAAGACTATTAGACGAAAAGCAAATTACTGCAGAAGAAGCAGTAGTACTTCTTAAAGATGATACCTACATCCCACCTGCTTATCCAATGTATACTCCTAACCCATATTATGATACTCCAAATATAACACCGCCTCCAGTTTGGTGTTCAACAGATACTCTTAATACTCCAGCAGCAGGAAATAGCTGGGAGTATAAAGATACCAAATTTACCCCTCCTACAGAAAACTAAATTTCAAATAAATTTTCTAATGAAAAAGTCGAGCAAGCCAGAGAAGGCCCTAGACGACGGCGAACGCCGGAGAAAGTTGCAGTTTAAAAAGAAAAAGCAACGCAACCAAGAACCGAGAGTAAATCTCAAAAATGTTAAATCTTTACAAGACCTAGATGAATACGACGACTATCAGTTCTAACAACGACCACATTTATTGGGAAGAGTCCTGGAATATATACAATTCGGGAGGTTCTCAAAAATGGAATGGCGAATATGAAGACTAAACACTGGATAGGTGTAATAGTTCTATTAGTTATAGCTCTAATCATTTATCTAGCTTCGCGTCCAGAACGCAAATTTGAAAACTACGAGTTCAATAATCGTAACGCAGTATTTAATCTACATAAGAAGGCTTACCTTGACACGATTGTGCAAGTTGGCCTAGACAAAATGTCGATTAATAATGTGGTGGTGATTATTAGAAATCAAGACCAGGCTCAATCGCTTGGTGGTGACTATGAAACTGACGCATATATTAAAACGAACGGCGATCAGTATGTTATTTTCGTAAAAACGGGAATCAGCAGATCTACAGCAATCAGCACGATTGCACATGAGTTAATTCATCTACAACAATATGAGATGAATTGGTTAAAGACTTTAGGTGGTAAAGCAGTGGTTTGGAAAGGTGATACAATCTATGATATTACTAAGATAAACTATCCAGACCGTAAATGGGAAATTGATGCATTCAAGCATGGGCCTAATTTAGCCGATAATATTAAAGAGGTACTTTGGCCAAAAGATTGAAACAAGTCCCGCTAATTCTCTATAATAACTAAATCAGTTTATTATGCCAGAGTTAGCGGAACTCAAATTTACAGCAGACTACGTCAATCAAGTATCAGAAGACCAAACTTACGTGAGAGTGGAGAAGAATCCAATCCATAAATGCGAGGACCTTAATATTCCATTTGAAACATTTAAAATTAAAGCAGTTTCTAAAGGTAAAGAAATGGTACTTTACTTTTTAGATAAACATTCAGACCAATACATCCCTGTGAGAATCACGATGGGCATGTCCGGGCATTTTAAACTGACCAATTCTGGACAAGAGCCAAAACATTCGCACCTAAAATTTTATAGATCTGATGGTACTACAATGTCCTTTGTAGATGTCAGACGTTTTGGCAAGTGGAAACAGGGTGTAGCATGGTCTGATAATAGAGGTCCAGATCCAACAACAGAGTATAAAGCATTTTGGGATAAAGTCATGACTAACTTGACTAAACTAAAGAAGCCGCTTTATGAAATGCTAATGGACCAAAAATATTTTAATGGTATTGGTAATTACCTAAGAGCAGAAATTATTTATAGAGCTGGTGATGTAGATCCATTCTTACCAGCAGGCATGCAATTCGCAAGATACCCTAAACTACTAGATCTATGCCGTGATATTCCACTTCTAGCGTATGCTAAAGGTGGCGGAAGCATTAAGGATTGGGATAATCCATTTGGAGATGAAGCTATCCAGGAGCGGTTTATGTTGTGTTATGGCAATGCCGAAATGTCAAAGAGAAAAGATAGAAATGGTAGAACGTTTTGGTATGATTCAAAATGGGATGATGTACCAACAAGTAGAGACGATTTAGGAGAGTATTTATATGAGCGCGGCGGATTGGCTAGATAAAAACGAATGGCCAGATCTGGCTGTCGACAGTGATGCATTTTCACATTACACTCAAATGAGTAAAATCATGGAGCAGTATGCAAAAGAATATCATGCAAAGAGATTAGAAGAAGCAAGAAAACAAGAATTAACTAAATATACTAAATTTTTATGATGGGACTCCACGAACATTATGATGATAGGCCACAAACCATGGAAGAGGCTTACAAAACACTACACTTAGAAGACGTATTAGATGCAGTACGTTTTATTAAATGGGGGATAACTCCAGGCAGCGGTAAAGCCGAGGCTATGAAATACGTGGAGCACTGGAAAGCTTGGACAAAAGAAAATGATATAATAGCTTACAATAAAATTCTAGAAGTGCAAGCCGCACCAGAAAATACACCCTAATGCAAAGAGTAGTAATCGTTAGTGGATATTTTAATCCAATCCATAAGGGTCACATTGAGTATTTTGAGAATGCTAAAAAATGCGGTGACCAACTTTGGGTTATTGTTAACTCAGATCTACAGAGGGATATGAAAGGTTCTGCTGCGTTCCAAGATGAAAACGAGAGACTAAAAATTGTCAGCTCATTAAGAGTAGTTGATAAAGCCTTTATATCGATCGATCATGATAAAACAGTTTGTAAGACTATTGAAGATATAGTTAAAAATAATAATACACACCACCGTAAATTTATGTTTGCAAACGGCGGAGACCAGAATAACCACTCAATACCAGAAGCTCAAATTTGTAAAGAGCTTGGAATAGAATTGGTAGATGGTCTAGGAGATAAAATACAATCGAGCTCTTGGCTCTTAAATTTATTAAAATAAAATGGCAATTTGTAAGAAGAAAGAAAGAATGCAGAACTTAATAGTCGTTGGACATCCAGATGAGAAATCATTCTGTTACAACGGTATATTTAAGACGATTAAGAAAACTCTATTAGAAGAGGATGGCTATCTAAATGAAATTGAAGTTATCGATCTATATAGAGATAGTTTTGCTAGGCCTAGAACAGATTTAATTAACAAGTATAAAGAACTAGTTAAATGGGCAGATCGTATTTACTTTGTCTCACCAGTATGGTGGTTTAGATTAACGCCAAGAATGGAGATCTTCTTCGATGAAGTACTCACTCCAGGTTATGCATATCAATTTGTACCAGTGGTAGGTCCGTATGCATATCCCAGACCGTTTCTAAACGACAAAAAGGTAAGAACTTATATAACACATGGTGCACCTGCCCTGCCCGTTAGAACGCTTTATTTGAACTCTCCTAAACTTAGATTAGTAATGGGAGTATTTACATTTGTCTTCGGTTGGAGAGCAAGTTTATGGACTAAGACTAAACAATTTTGGTCTGTGCCATTCGTTTCTACAGCAAAGAGAAAGAAGTATTTAGAAACAGTTCGTAAAGACGTGGTAAAAGACTTAAAGAAACATCAAACAAAAATAAAATGACAGAAATAATCTATCATGCAATGGGATTTTGTGGAGAACATTGGCATCCTAATGCAATTAACATCACGGCTATGGCACTCATAGCTTCATTAGTTATTAAATCAATAAAAAACAAATATGAAAAAGCTTAAAAATATTTTATTCGAATGGTATGCAGTTATCTTTGCATTCGGCTGTTTGCTTTACTCAGTAGGACTGGGTTTAACAGGTAGTTTTGCAGAAGCACAATATTCTGCACATTGGCCAGGTACTATTCTTCTATTTGCAATCGCTGCAAATCAAATTCAAAACAATAGTAAAAATAGAAAATTATGAATCCGGTAATGTTCCTTGTAGGTGGTATTATTTTTGCAGCTTACTTGTATTTCTTAATTTGGAATATATTTCATAATTCTAAAAGAAATAGAGAAGAGAACTATCCAGATTACTATGCTAGACATGGCCAGCCTGATAATATGGATTACGACGGCATGGGTAATTTTAGTAGGACTCCTAGTACAGTTCCTGAGAAAAGAAAAAGAACTAAGAAGAATAAAACAAAAACTAAAGAATCAGTATAAGAACTATGAAGTTAATACTAGTAGGTAAAGCAGCCGCAGGCAAAGATTTTTTAAAGAATAGACTAGCTAAGAAAGGATTTGTAAGCGGTGTTAGCCACACTACTAGACCTCCTAGAGAGAATGAAGTGAATCATAAAGACTATCACTTTGTTGATAAACAAGAATTTGAAGATATGATTTCTTGTGGAGACTTCGTAGAGTATATGGAATTCAATGGTTGGTATTATGGTCAAACAAAGAAAGATTTCGATCTTGCCGATGTAATGATAATGTCAAAAGACGGCTTAGATGTTTTACCAAAAGAGTATAGAGACCAATGTATGGTAATATATTTAGATCCACCTAGAATCTCTAGAGTTGAAAGGTTAGAATATAGAAACGATCTAAATGACTCTATCGTTAGAAGGATGAATACTGATGATGACCAGTTTAAAAACTTTAAAGACTTCGATTTACGAGTCAGAAATGATGACTTTTAAAAGAACAATATATAAATTAGATTAAATTTTTATTAAAATGAGCAAAACGCTAACAAAACAAAAAGAAGAATTAACCAAAAAGGTTGACCAAATGCAGATTTCTGCAGCTGAGAAAACATTTGAAATCAAGTTTGATGACAGAAAAATGGTTAAAACCTTAATGGAACACCTTAATAAAGGTTATACCTGGAAAACTAATAACGCAGCAGTAGTTGTTACTTTATATGACCAACTTAAATTGCAAAATAAAGAATTATTAAAATCCGATAGCGAAGATACTATCATCAGTCTAAGAGGACATGAACTAAACGCTCTTTATCAAGCACTACTAAATGTAGAAGGCACTGGTATTGAAAGCGCAAGAAAATTCATTACTATGTTAACACATGTAGGAGAAACTGTATCTATAGCTATGACCGAATTAGCAACTATGAATAAAGAAATAGCTGATTTACATAAAGAATTAGCTGAATTAGAAACTCAAATTCAAGGTGCTGAAGAGGTAGAAGCGGAAGTAGAACCAGTTGCAAATGAAACAAGCAAGTAAATCCTCGAAGAGAGTAGAATTTTTAGATCTTATTTCTGAGTCTATCACACATGAAGATATATTCGGAACACTGAACTATAAGAAAAAGTCAGAAGATCAGATCAAACAATTTATTTACCCACACCTTGTTAGAGACTTAACAAATTATTTAGTCTCTGAAGGTGAGGATGATAAAGAGAAGGCAAAAGAAATAGTTAAGTCTTCTGTTAAATGGGAAGGTGATGTTAACACAACAGTTAGCCATATCCTTTTTATGGGTACTAGAAATAGACCCGACATGGTAGTTGAAATGAATGGTATTAAAATTGCTATTGAATTCAAGAAAGGAAAAAGAGGTTCAGACCTTAGAGCTGGTATTGGACAGTCTTTAATTTATGCAACTCATTATGATTTTGTACTCTATCTTTTTGTAGATATATCAGATGATAAGAGAATTCAAAATGCACAGGGTGGTGTAAACGAACAGGCAGTTTGTAACGAGCTTTGGGATAATTACAATATAAAATTTATAGTAGCCTAATGGGTAAAATATTCGTAACATCAAATCTACAATTAGGTAGACCGACAGCTATCAAAAAATATAATCGAGACTTTGAAAGTGTCGATGAGATGACAGATAAATTAGTTTCACTTTGGAATGAAACAGTTACAAAAAATGATACAGTTTATCATTTAGGTAATTTTGCACATGACCCTAAAACTGGACAAGATGCAATGTTAAGATTAAATGGTAAAATCTTATTCTGTTTAGGAGAACATGACCAAGCTTTAGAATTATTAGATAATAAGAATATGCTAAGACCTGGTTGTAAAATCATAAAGTGTATCGAAGAAGATGCAAAAAATAAAACAGCTCTATCCTACTATCCATTAGCAGCATGGCCAGGTAAAAGAAAGAAATGGTATTCTTTCATTGGTTATCCAGCTAAACAATTCAAATCAGATCCTAAAAAAAGGATTATTAATGTGTCAACAGATCTATGGGGACACAAACCACAAGAGTTACCTAAACTTATTGAAATTTTTCAAGATTTCTAAAATTGTTAATAACTTTTACAAAATAACTGCCATAGTATTTTTCTATGTCAGTTTTTTTTCGTATATTTGTACTGTAATTATGTAAGTTTGCGAAAAAGCATGTAATAATACTACTAACAGACAAACTAATTACAAAATAATTGCAAAAACATTTTTTTATATCAGTTATTTTTATTATATTAGTACAGTTATTAAGAAGTTTAACCTAAAAAAAAGCATATATGTCTAAAAAATCCTATCGCGAACTAGCAGAAAATTTTACAACATCCAGATCAGAAAAAGACTACAAAGTCTTATATGATAAAATAAAACCAGGCTTAGAGAACTACGTCTTTAACGTAGTCAAAGACAATGAGGCTAAAGATGACATTGTCACAAATACACTTACTAAAATGTGGACTAAAATAGACCAATACGATCCACAATATCAAATCACAACATGGCTTTACAGAATTGCATTCAATGAATGTCTAGGCTGGATTCGCCAAAGAAATAAGAAAAGATCTATTGATGCACTTCAAGATAGTGGAATAGAAGTATCTAGGTATTATGCTAGAACTTCTGCAAAAGATCTACTTGTTGAAATGGAATATAAATCTGAGCAAGATTGGATTGATGAAGATGATGAGTTAATGAATAGATACGAACAAGCTCTTAAAGGTATCGAAACTCTTAAGCCAATGTACAAAGGTATTCTAGAAGATAGACTACTTAACAATATGAAATATGAAGATATTGCTAAGAAGTATGACTTACCTCTTCAGACTATTAAAAATAGAATTCGTAGAGGAAAAGCTATAATTGCTGGTAAAGTTTAAGAAACAAACACAGATAGTCATAGTATAACTATTAAATTCTTACCTTTTAAATTAAAACAAAATGCGAAAGCAAGCACTAACGTACGATGATATTCAACTCATCCCTAACTTTTCTGACATTCCAACACGCCAGAATATCTCACTAGCAGTCAATGTTAGTAGAAACTGGTCAATTGATATTCCAATTGTAGGTAGTTGTATGGACACAGTAACTGAGTATGAAATGGCAGCAACACTAATGGAAATGGGTGGAGTTGGCTGTATTCATAGGTTTATGTCTATTGAAGAGCAAGTAGAACAGGTTAAAAAGCTAGTAGCTTTTAGAGATGGTGATATTTCACTTTCACATCTACCTATCATGGCAGCAGTGGGCGTCGTAGGAGACTACCTGGACCGCGCTGCCGCACTTGAAGAAGCAGGTTGTAATATCATACTCGTTGATGTTGCGCATGGACACCATGGCAATATGGAAGTCGCTCTAGCTGAATT